TTATTTTGAATATTTTTGTAGGGATAATATTCAAACCCTCTTCATTTGTCAATAGTAAATTATTTTGATATCTTTCCCACGGGATTGCAAATGACTTATCCAATACTCCGTTGTTTAAACTTCTAATTGTTTCGTTTAATGCGTTAATTGTATAAAGTGTGTTGGATTGTTTTTTTCTATGTAAAGAGATTGTTCCGGATATGGCTTCATCTCCGTCATAATAATCTTCAACCATTTCTATATTGTAAGTGCAAATTAATTGTCCTGCATCATCTTCGTTTTGAAACACATAAATTTTATCAAATAAAATAGTATAAGAATCTATAATGGAATCAACAACAAGATTTAACTTGCTGTGTGTTGTGAAAGTGCATAATAATTGAGTTTTCATTATTTTTTATCCAAACATTTTTGCATATCATCTCCTAAATTCCCAGCGACTTTACTTAAATCACCTGCAGTTCTCCAAGTGTCATTACCAAGATGTATTTCTTTACCTTCTTTACTTACAAATTTCAGTTTAGAACTACCTGGTTCAATTCTCATTTTTTTGAGCACCCAGTCTTTTAATGAACCCTTGCCGTCCCAATCCATTAATTCACCTATACAATCTCTAAAATCTTTTGTTGAGTAAGATTTATCACCTATCTCAATCATTTTTTTATTATCGTCAATACCATCTATATATCTATCCCAATGCATTCTCTTTAAAAAAGATAGAGTATAAGTTTGTTCATTTGGCCCTGCCTCTTCTTCATATCGTTTTATTGCCTCATCTGCACTCATACCTTCTTTATCTTGATAATGTGCTACATCTAATTCTGTTACACCATTATACATATTTTTGTGAGCATTATCCATTTTATCTTTTCTATCTTGTGAGTTTTGTTCTAATTTTTCAAGACTCTTGTTGTTGTAAACACTTAAACATAATTCTGATGTTAAATTACCACCCATAAGAGGCTTTTTATTTGTTGGACTTATACTTTTACTAACTTCTTCTGCGGCTTGTTCAGGTGTTTTTCCTTTATCAATAAGTTTTTGCATCTTTTTTCTTATTGATGCAGTTGCGTTAGTCATTTTTAATAATAATTTATTAGGAGCTTGTTTATTAGAATCGTTTATTTCATCAGCATCACCAGTTCCTGCAACTGCAATAGCCGCTTGAACTAAATGTTCATCATTATTTATATCAAGATTATTTTCTTCTATGTATTCTATAACTTGTTTATTTTTCTTACATTTATCTAAATATTCTCTTGAAGATTCATCAACAAATTCTGCTCTACCGGTGGTTAATTTTGTTGCAATATTCACGAGTGGTGCATTTGATAGTTCTTCTTTATTATCATCAAGAATTCTTCTACTATTGCTAGCCCAAGTCTTGTTTGCTTTTATTGCTGCATCAACTGAATTTTCAAGTCTATCAATTAAGGCACCCTCATTTGCTCCTTCCATTTTAGAATCTCTTATTGATTGAGCGGTTGATGCAATGGTTGCATTTGAGTGTGGGTCATCAAGGTCTTGTTTATTTGAAATGTATATTATTCTCGTATTACCATCTGTATCTTGATATATCATTGCAGTATCACCATCTCCCTCTACACCAGTTTCTTTTGTTGCGTGTTTTATAAAATATTCTAATTCTATTTCATAATGTTTTTTCTCTTCGGGTGTTTTAGCATTTTTTAATTTTTCTTCTAACATTTCTCTTACTGCACTTGTTCCATCTTTTGTAAAAGTAAGATTTTTAGGATAATTTTCAGGTTGGTTCTCATCAAACTTCATTCCTTTATTGGATTTAATTTTTTTCATAGTTTTAATACCTGAAGCAGATTTTTTTATAAGTTCGTCAATTAATGATTCGTTTTTACCAAACTTTGTATCACCATAGTTATCTTGAATGTATTTTTTAATTTTTCTTTGATGTTCTTCTGGATTTTCTGAGTCCTCAGGGTGTTTATTTGCAAGTTCTCTTGAAATACCTGCTATTTCTTCTTGTAAAGCTGTTTTTCCACCGCCTTTACCTTTTACTGTGTTGTTAAATATATCACTTCTGTTATCATCAATTTTTTGTGATGTGGATTTTGTTTTTTCTGCTTTTTTATCTTTCTTTTCTTTTTCTTTTTCAACATCTTTTTTAAATAAATCTTGTCCCTTAACTTTTTCAGGTTTGTCAGTAGTTTTTTTATCACTAGTCTTGACTAATTCTCCATCAACATTTTTATAAAGAATACCTTTTTCACCTTCTTTACCATAACCTTTTCCTTTCCAAACTAACCCCATATCACGCATTTTCTGTTTGTCTTTGTCTGATAATGGTTTTGAATCACCTTTTTTTTCAGTTAAATTACCCATAACTTCCAAAATAACTTTTGTTGGTAGTTCCATATCTTTTAAAACTTCACTCAATATAATCATATGTTTTGGATTGTGTAGATTAATCATTCCGTCATCTAATCTATATGACCACTCTACTAATATTTTTTTGACTAGATTATTCATTAATAATACCACCTCGTTCATTATACCATTTTCTAAATTGTGCTGGTGAACCTACGGTAACTTGACCTGTTGCAATTTTTTCTGCTGCTTTTTTAATGTTTGGTAAAGCACTTCTCTTTAATAAAAATATATCTTTAACTTTAATTTGATTAACGAGTATTTCGTTCCACCCGTGTTCTGATTTTTTATCTTTTTGACTTAATATGTGTTTTTTAATTTGTTTTTTGTATTTATCAATAATTTTATAACACATATCAATATATTTTTTAATCCAATCTCTTTTGTAAGGGCCTAATTGTTTTTTAAGTTCTGCTTCATATATATCTCGGTCATAATGAGTATCACCATAACCTGTTTCTTTTCTTACTTCAGCATCAAGTTTATCTTGTATCTTGTCCCAAGAATTTTCGTCTATTTTGAGTTTTTCAGTTCCACTTTTTATTTCTTTCCTCATTTTTCTACCGATAGTATCACCTGCTAACCAATACGGGTCAATCCATCTACGACCTGTTTTGTCTGGATGCGATTGCATATCTCTTGTGCTTGCAACTAATAAAGTTCCTTCTATTTGATAAATGATACCACCACCTGTTTGTATACCTTTTCCTTTTGCAAGTTTCTCACCTTTGTCTACTGATGTAAATGTAGATAGTGTTCCTTTTTTTCCAACGATTCTTTCAACTTGTTTTATGTCCCTTTCATATTCTGCATTACCAACGTGAAATACACTTACTTTTTCTTTACCGATAATACTTTGTATTTTTTTAGTAGATAATGGCACCCATTTAGTATACCAACCACCAAATGTAGAATTAAATGTTGATTTTGTATGAACTGATTGGAATTTTGGTTCTGCTTCGTTTAGTAAATCTTTTAATTTTATCATCTTAATAACCTACTCCGATTGAACCTGCGTGAGAACTTAAATCGTTCATATGTGATTTATTATAATATTCCATAGTTTCTTTGTTAAATTCTTTACTATAACTTACTTTTTTAACTGGTAGATTACCACCTAATGCAACAAAGATAGTTAATTTATCATCTCCGTCCAATACAAATAATCTTCCTTTTTTATCTTCAACCACTACTGGTGGTGTAAATTTTTTAGGTGGTGTTGATTTTATTCCGTCATAAATTTCTTTATAATTAAATCGTTCTTGTCCGATTAAATTTGCAACATCTCTACCACTATTTTGTATAGAAGGTATTTTAGAATTGTTTAATCTTGATAATTCTTTTTCTGAAAGATATTCTAATTGGTCAATCTTTTGTAATTTTGTCAACACATCATCTTTATCTTTTGCGAACTCAGGCATCACTTCTTTATATTTATTGTTATTTAAATACTCATCAGTAATATGGTTCATTTCAACCTTTGTAAAAGGACGAATATGACGATATTTAACCATTTCCATTAATCTAATCATAATTAACTAACCTCGTAATCATTTTAATATCAGGATATTTTTTCTTTAACTTGTTCACAGTATTTATATTTTTCTTTGAATCATCAAAAAACAACACATCATCATATCCTTGTTTTATTTGTGTTTCAATCCAATCAGATTTATCTTTTGGATTAGAACTCGATAAAGCTACAACATAAACATCATATCCAATATCCTTAAAAAACTGACGAACCGGTTTATATGCTCCTCTTGCTGTTAAAATTGTTAATCTTCTGTTTCCGGAAGCTCTGTAAATGTTTTTGAACACCTTAAACATTGCTTTAATTTGTTTAGGTGCTATTACTTTATCAAAATCAGAAAAATCAAACTTATCACCTGGTTTAGATTTATATATTGCATATTCACCAGTTGTTAATGTTTTTCTTTTTCCTTTATTAATTACATATATTTTTGAATTTGATTTTACTAATGTATCATCAAAATCAAACACTCTTAATTTTTTTTCTAAAATTAAACTTTTCAATTTAATCATTAAACTTCTCTGTTATGTCTTGTATTTTGTGATAATTCTTACCCCAAGCAACTTTTACCGGATAAGTTTTGTTCTGTTCAATAGTTTGTTTAATTTCTTTTATAAAGTATATTCCGTCTTCTTTGTGAAAATCAAACAAAAATGAATCATAACTATACAACACAATTTTTGTTTTCTTGCCTTTTAATATTGGAAGTAAATCATCTAACACTTTCATATTGTTTTCAGTTTCTAACAATTGAATGCAATAATTAAATAATTTACTTTTATTAGTAAACCTAATATTCTTACCAATCTTTCTATTATAAATATCAGAAACGACAAAATTATTCCTTTTATACTCCTGCCATTTTTTATCAATATACTTTTGAACTTTTGAGAAAAATGGTATTTTTTTAGCTATCATATAAGGAATCTCACCATACAAATATTTAAACGAAAGTGATTTAGATTTATCATAATCAACCCCATAGTGATTAGCTAAATATTGGTGAACCGAACCCTCTGGAAATTTATATCCTACTATTTCTGCGATTAATCGTAAGTGATACGCATCATAATCCATTTCAATCATACAACCCTCATCACCATAACGACTAATATATTTTTTTCTTGTTCCGTCAGATTTATTTAGTGCTGCAAAATTAACACCACCAAAACGATTACTTGGTCTTCCGGTTGAAGTATAGATATTATATTCTGAATATTGATATTCGTTATCTGTTGTGAATAGTCCATTATGTTCTATTTTGGTTAAATTATTGATAACATTTTGGTTATATTTTTGATTATTTTTATCATAATAATATAAATCTTTCATCTTATTTACCAATTTTCTATTGTATTCCAAGTGTTTCATAATTGGTATGTATCTGTTGATATTTTTTAAGTTATGGAAATTTATATTGAAAAAATCGTGTGAATTTGTCGTTAAATTATCAATGTAAAGTGGATTACCCGCCTCTAAATAAAAGGTCAAATTGGTATCATTTAGTGAGTTTAACGATAGGATATGGTTAAAGGATTTCCTATTATAAATATACTTATTTTCTTTATTAATGTCAAGAGCTTTTTCAACAAATTTTACATTTAAATCGTTATCTTGTCGTTGTTCTGAGTGGTTCAACACGATAATACTTTCTTGATTTGTTGATAACCATTTTACATACAACAACGATAATTCATTTTGTATTGGATGCAGATTCTTATCACATAGTGTTGGTATCAATACCATTTCACTATTGATGTGCTCATTTATAATTTGTTGTAGTTGCTTTTTATTCTGAACTATCATATAACCTTAATTTAGTAATAAATATAATGTAAAAAACTCAAATTACAAAGTTTTTTTAATAACCACCTCCACTACTACCACCAGAAGAACCACCACTTGTTGAACTTGGTGAACTTGTGGAAAATCTTGATTCTTGATAATAAGATAATGATGATATTACAAGTGAAATTCCAGGAAAATAAGCATCAGTTGTTTCAATTATACTTTCGTTATAAGAAATTACATTATCAATAGTTCCTGTTATTTTTAATGTTAAATTCTTTTTTTCATAAAAAGGTGTTTTTAAATCATAATCTTCTTTTGTAATTTGAAACACTTTTGAATTTTTATCATTAGCTTGTCTTGCAAAATACAATGTAATAAATCCTCTTTCATAATCAGTTTCAGTTGGTATTGTTGGTGTTTCTTGTAAATAAATTTCTGATTTTTTATCAATCAAACTTTTGTATCTGTAAAAATCTGTTATACCACCTTTTTCTTTAAAAATTAAAATTGAATTTGTTTCGTGTTGTGCACTTGTCATATAAAATTCTTGTTTATCACGAGTTCTATGAATATGATAAGGAATTCCCTCTGGTATTTTAGTATCGTTGATATCAACAAATTCATTTCTTTTAGTAACACCGGCACTTTTTATTACTTGAAAAGAATTTTTTGTTATAATGTCTATAAATTTTTTATCCATTATTGTCTTTCCACATCACCACTAAAAGCATTAGGGGATACACTAACTTCAATTTCATCTGATTCTTCTCCTCTAACTACTTCTCCTCTTTCTTTTAAACCAATATTACCATTTTTTCTTTTAAAGTTCCACAACACACGACCAGTTACTTCGGTAGTCCAAGTGGAAGCATCTATGGTTTGTGAAACATTTTGCATAAAGAAATAACAACCATTATTTGTAAATTTATCAGGTAAATAATTACTTGTGTATATATTGCCTGGGTGAATACCTGCTATTCCGTCCATACTCATTGTATTGGTTAAAAATAAAAGTCCTAATTCATCATAAGGTGAAGCTTCTTTAAATCTTGATTTTTTGTCTTCTTCTTCTTGGTTTTTTTTATTTTTTTCTTTTAACGAAATTTTTAATTGTCCATTTTCTGTGTAGTTTCCTGGAAACTCTACTGAAACTTTACCCAAAGTTTCTGTTGTTTTTTCGTCTTGTGCGGCTTCTTTAGTGGTTATGTTTTTTCGAATTTTATCAACATTATATGGATTTGTAATAACTCCAAAGTCTATTCCGTCTGTAAATGATAATGGTTTTGTAAAATCTCCATCTTTTTGTCCCCATTTACTAAATTTATCACCAAGTCTTGCAAACTGATAAGGTGGAACTCCTGCAAAATATTCCGCATTATCTAATTTAAGTATTCCGGTTGTTCCTTGTCTATCAAAATCAAGTTGTGCTGCAATATTTCCTCCTGTTTTTTTATCAATTATATTATCTGATTCTTCTGCGTATCTTTTTGATAATAAAATTTTAACACCTTCACTTGTGATGTCTGATGCTAGATTTGTTGATTTTATAAAACTTTCAGTAATTTTTATTGGAAAAGTATAAATATCTTCAGTATCGGGTAAATAATCTGGTAAAAATTTAGAACTAGTAAAGATAACTTGTCCGTCATTTTCCGCAACATTTAACATTGGAACTAAACTAAATATTGGAGCAGAACTATTAAATGACTCTAATAATTGACTAATACCTCCTCCTAGTGTTGTCATATCTTTAAATATTATTTTTAAATGTTCTACATTTATAAATACATTTCTTAAAATACCACGATAGTCATTTGATGGGTCATCAAAAGAGTTGATTGTTGATTCATCACGAAGAACAAGTTCTAAAACTTTTAAAAATCTATATTTTTCTGCTTCTAACTTTAGTTCTTCAATATCTACTGATTTTAAAACTTCATCACCTAGTCTTCCACCACTAAACACATCACCAACTGTTTTAGCTGAAAGTATTTTTTCAATTTCAGATAATTGAATGTCTCCTGTTATTAAAATTTGTGCATCAATTATTTTAGCGGTTTCTTGGTCTCTTTTTATAAATAATTTTGCAGCTGACATTTCAGGAAGCTGCCCTATTTCTGTGGCACCTTTTTTAAACAAACCTCTTTCTTCAAATCCTTTTTTTGACAATGATTTACTTTCACTTTCAAATCTGTTGTTTTGTTCTTCTGCATCACCAAGTTTAAATTTACCAGGAAATATAAATTTGTAAATATCTTCTGTTAAAAAATTTGGGTGATTGTGTATTTTTTCTTGGTAAAACTTTTTATTTGATAAATAATATTGAGCCGTTTCTTGAGCCGCTTTTCTTGATACTGGGTCATCACTTGCTCCGAAATAAATTTTTTCTGCCATTTCACTCATTTCTTTATCACTTCGTTCTCTAATGCTTCTAAATTCTAATATTGGTGTTCCTTCTTTATTTACTAACCCAAAAAATCTATTCAATATATTGTCTTCAAACCAACCCCAACGAATCCAAGTTTCTTTTGCAAGTGTTTCAGTAGTGTCTTCTGGTCCTACATAGGTTCCTGTTTGGACAAGGTAATCGGAGGCTTTTCTTTGATATCTTGTTCGTATAGATGCTTGAATTAAATTTTTATCGTATTTTATTTGTTTGGTTATTGTTTCGTTTCTGTTACGAGTTGTTTCACTATTTAATTCTTGTGCTTTTTGTTGTCTAGTTATTTGTGATTGACCACCAATTATTCTATTATAACTAGTGTCACTATTTTGCTCTCTAAATCTTCTATCTGCTTCTCTTTTGATTCTACCACCGGAACCTATACCAAATCCTTTAACTCCATTAGGCCAATTAGAAAAATCATTGTTGTAGTATTCTTCTCGAACTTTATTTTCTATTTCATCATATTCATCATCTTTTTCTTTCTGTAAGTCATCATATTTTTGTTCAACTTCTGTTTGATTAGCAAAAAGTGTTGTTTTACTAATTTCAACATCTTTAGGGTCTGTAAATAATTCTTGAATTGTTAAATGTAAATTATTCAATACAAAATTAAAACTTTCGGTAAATTCAAGTCCTCGTTCTGTTTGAATATCTACACTTCCGTCTTCTTGTGTTTGAATAGTTGTTGTTCCTCTGTCGGCTGTAACAGCTCTTTTAATTGTTTTAAATTCAACATCATCAAAAGTTCCCGTAGCTTCTTCTAAATTGTCAACACCTAATCCTTCTGTAAAAACTGGGATTTTCTGTTCTTCAAATCCAATCGGAACTCTTTCATTTTCAAATTTTTCTTTTTTTATCTTAACAACATCATCATTAATTCTTTGAGATAAAATATCAGAACCTTGTGAAACAATGTCGGTTCTGCATTCAAATCCACCACCCGTTGATGTCCACTCAAAGTTTTCAATATACCCTATGACAGCATCAAAATTACCTTTTCCTTCTTCAATAACTTTTCTTCTTAGTGTTCTTGGATTTCTTATATTTTCAAGATTTTCTGGAGTGATAAAAGTTGTTGCTGGTTTATCGGCATAATTCCAACCCCACTCAATATAAACTAATCTATTTAAAGTTAAAAAACGATAAGATAATCTTTCTAAATCATCTAAGTGATGACATTTCCAAGTTATTGAAACTCTACGAACAAAATAAACATTTGAAGTAGATTGATATTCTGATGTTAAAGATATTATACCAGGTTGTGCTTTAAATTGTGATTGGTATCTTTGAGTCCCATCTGAATTTTTATCTGGTTCATATTTGTATTTACCACCTTGTTTTTGGACATCAGAATATAATTCAAAACCATAATTTATTGGACTAAAATTTACTTCTCCTTGAGCACGACTATATTCTTGATTACTTAAAATTATATCCTCATTTGAAGGGAAATTTTCATTATCTAAATTACCTGTTGGTGAAACTAACTTTGGTGATGATAACATACTAATGTATGGTGTTCTTACAATATTTTTTTGAATTTCTTTACTTGGATTTTTACCCTTAGTTAGTTTATAAGGATTTTTATTTCTTTTTAAAACTTGTTTTCTTTCGTTTAAAGTTTTTTGTATTTCTGGGTGAATTGGATAACCTAACATTGTATTACCTATTCATTGATGAAAATTCATTTAATATACTTTGTATTTCTGTTGGAATGCGAAGTTGTCCTTTAAAATTTTCTGTTGTAAGTGCTGTAAAACCTTTTATTCCGTTTGCTTGTGCAATAATCCACCACAAAGTTGGGTCTTTGTAATATTCATTTGCTAATAATTCTAACCTTGTTCCATATGAAGGCGTAATAAATATATCTGAATTTTTCAATGGAATTTTTGGATACATAGTGTATGAATATACTCTATTTAAATCTTTGTTTCGTTTTATTCTTGTTCCGTTATATCTACTCATTGTTAATCAAGTCCTTGTGATGCAAACCATAAACTTTGTAATTCGTCTTTTAATACTTCTCGTAAACTTTTATTATCCGGGTCTAACCACTCGTAGTTTGTTCTGTTAATGGTTTTTAAATCTTCGTTGTAAGTTCCTCTTTTTTCATTACTATCTTTTATCCAATTTAGTTCAAAGTGTTTTCCTTTTGCGTTTGGTAAGTATTTTCCAATGTAAACATATTCAACAGCTATTTGACAATAATGTGGTAATTGTAAATTATCTTCTATTTCCCAAGTTGAATTATCAGGAATTGATAAGTTGATTGATGAAATGTATCCAGGTGTATCGGTGTATAAATTACCAATGGTTAAAGTTGTGATTGGTGAAACCATACTGTCTCCACCATAAGCCGTTACATAATTAGGATAACACATTCCGTATAAATAATTTATTTTTTCCCATAGAACTGGCATTTCTTGTCTTGTTTTTGGATACACATCAAAGGTAAAACTTATTTGTCTATTTGCTCCTTGATAACTATGAACATTTTCTGAACGACCAATGTATCTTTCTGTGTTGTATTCGGTTGTTACATTGTCTGTAATACCGGTTAGAATTGCTCTAAATGTGATGTATTTTTCATTATAAACATCATAAAATTTAAATGGTATAATGTCTTTATCACTTGCATCTTCTCCGTATGGTGCAATGTTTACTTTATCTACATTTTTAGAACTTCTATCTCCTTTGATTGGCCCTTCAAATGTTCGTGATACTTTTCGACTTACTCCTAAAACTCTACTTCCTTGTTCACCAAGTGTTTTTACTTTTCCGTATGCTTTGGCTTGATATCTTGCTAACTTAACATCTTCCGTAACACTTAATCCTTTTGCTATAGCATTAATTGGGTCATTGTCAAAATTTTTAACGGCTTTTCTAATGGTTTCAAATCCTGTTGCAACATCAGTAAGGGCTGAGGCTACTGGATTTGCATAAAATATAGAACTTTGTTTAATAGAATTTTCATAATTACTTTCCAATGGAATACTAACGATTCCAAATTTTTTCAATCCTTTGATAAAAGTTCCGGTTGTTGTATCAACATTATCCAATAAACTTGATTTACCTTCAGAAGAAACCGTAGATTGTAATTCATTGATTTCTCTACCGGATTTTTCATAAGGTTTATCAGGTGTAAATTTACCTTTGAACTGATTTAAGTTTGATTTTAAGTCTACTAATGCCATAATTAATTCATTTGGTTCATATTAAATTTCTTTTGTTCTCGTAATGATGATTCACCTAATTGCACTAATTTTAGTAATGCATTTACATCCATACCGACTTGTTGAGCGGCGAATCTGATTTGTTGAGCTGTCAATCCTTGAACTGCTCGTAATTGAGTTGCTAATTCTCTTTGTGCTTCTGCTATTCGACCTTGTGAAGTTAAAATTGCAACTCTATCTAATCTTATTTGTCTACCAGTGATAATGGATAAAGTTTGTTCTTTTTCAAGTCTGTCCGTGATGTTTAATAATTCATCACCAAAACTAACAATACTACCAAACTCTAAACCAACTTTTCTTGCTGCGGCAGCGGCTTTAATTAAATTTTGTTCTCCTCTACCGATAAATGATGCAAATACATCAGCATTAGTAGCTAAATCTTTAAACACTTGACTAGGTGCTACACCTTCTAGTCTAGCAAATGATGTAAGTGTGTTGATTGAATTAAGTGCTAAATCTTTTGATTGTCCTGTTGCAGCTGTTATTGACGCTAGTAGTTCTGCGGTGCTTTCTGCTGTTAAACCAGAATTTCTTGCTACTCTTGCAACATCAACTGAAAATTGAACTACTTCGTGATTTAATACACCAAAAGTATCGGCTAGTGCTTTGTAAGAAGCTTCAATTTGGTCACTATCTAATAAAAATCTTTTTGCTCGAAATTCTGCTAATTTAATGGAACCGGCTACTTTAGCGGCTTCCACAGCGGTTAATCCAAATTCTTTTCTTACTTCGTTTATTGCTTGTGCAAATTTTATACCAAGACTTACGAGTGTTGCGAAAGCGGCTACAACAAAACCAACTTTACCTACGAATTTTGTAAAATTTCTAACACCTTCTTCAATTCCTTGAACAAAATCAAACATTCCAGGAGCTAATCTTTGAACTTCATCTGATATATCTGTTACCGTTTCTAATTGTTTTTCTGCAAGTTCTAAACCTCGTTTATCGATTCCGTTTCTTACCGTACCATCTTTATTTATAACTGATTGTATAATTTGTTGCTTTTTAACTCCACCAGAGATATAATCTGTAAATGCTCCTGTTTTTTTTAGTTCTTCATTTCTTTCTTTAGCGATTTTATGAAGTTTTTCGGCTATATCTAAAGCCTCTTGATGTGATGATGTATTTTCAGCCATTTTTTTTATTTTTGTATTGGTTTAAATTAAATGAATTTATTTAAAGTAGTCGCCTCTAGCAGCAGCTCTTTTTTCAGCTTTTGATAGTTCTGGAATACCTCTACTTCTTAAATAACTCTCTAAGTCATCTTTGGCTTTTTCTGCTTTTTTAATTTTCTTTTTAAACTCAGGGTCTTTTTTTGATAATTGTTTTAGTGCTACTGATTCTACACCTCTACCGATTGTTCTAAAAATACTACCGATAAGATTATCAACTATACCTTCTGTTATTTTTTTGTATTTTGCCATAGAAATCCTTATTGTTATTCAGTAATAAATATAAAGAAGTTAGGTTTTTGTGTTAGGATTTGAACTATAACTTGATTTGGCTTTTTCGTATGCCTTTTGTTCTTCTTGATATTCTTTTACCAATCGTTTAAAGTAAAATTGTCTTAGATAAACGGGTAAATTATAGATTTCTGAAAAAGTAAATCCACCTTTTGAATAAAAGATTATTTGAAAAATTTGTTCGTGAATATCTCGTTTATACTCGGGACTCAGGCCAAAAAAACCCAACGGTAATAGGTACCGTCGCTGTCTCCTTTCCACCTTGACTATTTTTAACTTCTGTTTTAAAATCAATATCTGGTGTAATTGTTTTTAAGTGTTCCCTAAAAGCTAAAGAGTCAATTGATAAAAATTCATTATCTACAAAGTTATTAATAAATTTTCTATCTTGATTTCCGTCAACTGAAACAATTACATATTTTAAACGAGTAGAAAAATCTGGTTCTACATCTTTGTAAACTTTTTTCAATGCTTCTACTTCGGTTGAAATTTGTTTTTCTAAATTTACGGTTGGTAATTTAAATGTAATTTGTCTTTCTGTTTTAGGTAAAGTAAAGTTAAAAATATTTTGTCCTTTTTCAACTTCAGATAAATCTATCTCTGTTTCTTTTAATTTGGTTAAATCAATTTTACCTTTAACTTTTTCACCAAGACTATCTGTATAATTAAACTCATAGTTTTTACCATAAGCTAATATTCTTGCTCCAACGAGTAGTGCATTTTTATCACCAATTAACATATCTTCTAATTTAATAGTTTTATCAACTACTAGTGTTTCTAATAATTTATCCAACACTATACCTTGTTGAATTAAATTAACTGATGTTAAGATGTCTTCTTCTTTTGCAGTCATATACTTCATTTCTACTTTACCACTTGACAAAGGATTGTCTTCTGGGTAGAAATGTCCTTTAGACGGCAGTTCTATAAACTCCGTAGGAAAGTTATTTTGTGTCATTTTTACTCCTTTGTTTAAAACCTTTTAAATAACTATATTATTTTTTACCACCAAAGATTTTTTCAGCACCTGCGATACCGAAACAACCTAATGTGATAATAACAAATGAATTGTAAATGAATTCTTGAATTACTAATTCACTTCCAAAAGCACCAGTAATCATATCAACTAAACTAGTTAATGTCATTACTGCGAAAGACATAAAACCAATTATTGATTTTTCATTGTATTCATTTTTATCTTTAAATATTTCACTAAATCCCATTTTTTTTCTCCTTAGAATTGTAGAATTGCATAATCATATTTTAGAGTTAATGCAATTTCAACTGGGTCTGATGTTGCATAATCCAATGTTCCGAAGTTAGCTGCTTCAATGTAAGTTCCTTTTAAAGTCCACTCTTCAACAATGTCTCCGACTGGTCCTAATAAATTAAAAGTAATATCTTTTTTGTAGAAGTCAGAATAACCTTGACGACCTGTTACTGATTCGTGATGTTCTCTAATCCACTCCATCACTCCTTGAGCGGCTGATGGAACTACTGGGTCATACAAAGTAATTTCTAATGGTTGCCAAGCACCTTTACCTTTCACATATCTTTTAACATTAATGTGTTCTAAGACAACTTCATCAAACTGAATAGAAGGTCTATTCATTGCTTTGATTGTGAAGGCTGGTATACCTTCGATATACATAATGAACCTATTTTGTGTCTTAGGTTCAAAAGGTGTAAACATAATTTCTGATGGGTCTAATAGTTCAGCCATTATAAATTTCTCCGTGTTTTATATTCAATAATAAATATAACGAAATGAAAAAAATGATTAAATATATTTGATTATGTTTTGAAAGTTTTTTGAAAGTTTTTATAATAAAAAAAACCCCACTAAAAAGTGGGGTTTTCTTCAGTTTGTTAACTATTATTCAGGGAATGTTGCACCTGTTGGTTGAACTACAAAGTCTAATACGATAAACTCTGCTGTTCTTGTTGGTTGAATAAATATCTGTCCTATTAGACGATTTCTGTCGATTTCGTCAGGAGTGTTATTTGTATCATCCATAACCACTCTAAATGCACTTAAACCACTATTTGACTGAACATCCTCTAAGAAAGGATTAACAACATTTAAGAAACGATTTCTTGTTGCTGTTGTGTTCTGTTCAAATACTAAGAAACGAGAAGTTGATGCGATAAATTTCTTTAACGCGATTAACAATCTTCTTACATTTACTCTGTCTAATGCACTTGGTTTTCCTTGAAGAGTTTTTTGACCAAACACTACCACACCCTGTCCAGGGAAAGTAGCGATTGGGTTAACTCTATTTTCATACAACTTATCTCTTTCACTATGAGTTAGTCTTGTTTGTGCTTCAACAACATCTGCTAAACCACCACGATTTAGACCTGCTGGAGCGAACCATTCAAAAGCTACCTCGTCATTGAATGCAATGACACCAGGTAAAACAACTGAAGGTGGCACCCAAGTTGGTCTGTTTGTGTTTTCGTCAAGTATCTTAACCCACGGGTAATAAGTTGCTACAAAGTTAGAATCTAATGAACTTACATTACTTGTTACGGTATCTACTGAATCACCATACAATGCTGAATCAAGAATAAAGAAAGTATCCGCTCTATCTTCAACTTTGTTTATTGCGTGATTAGTAACATTTGTGTGTGTTCCGTGAATTACACCAGGTAAAGCTAACATATTGATATCAAACTCGTCAGGATTACTTACTGCGTTAATAGCTCTCTTGTAAACAATAGAACCACTATCGGCTGATGTGTTTAAATTAAATCCTTGTGTGTTTGAACCTGCAATATCTGTTCCAACAGCATAATGAGTTGCTGGATTTTGTCCGTCAAATCCAAATTGGAAAGGAACTGAGAATTTTCTTTGTTCAATAGCTGAATTAGAAAGTGTAATCAATTCTGTTTGGTCTGCGAAAGTTGATGCTACTGCTGTAGCTCCGTCAGAACCTAACATATTTTCCAATGACATAGTAACATTATTACCAGTTAATGTGCTCACCTTTGGAATTGGTGATAAATATTCTCTATTGTTTAGATTACTAAAATCAAATCCATAGAAAGTATTTTGGTCAAAGTCTGCTACTGATGAACTTTGGTTTGATTTAAATGATGCAGTTACTATTCTTGTTGATGCAATATCTGTTGAACCAAAAGGAACATTTAGTTTGTTAAATCCAAAAGGAACTGCAGTAGTTGGGAAAGTTTCTAAATCTGAAAAATCTCCTACTCTAATGTGTTTACTTTTGTTTGGATAATCACCATAAAAAGTTAATTTACCATTTGAATCTATTTCTACAAATCTATCACCAATTACTCTTGCGAAATAATTAGTTTCACTTGGGTCAAATGTTAAATTATCAAATTGTTCCATTACTGAATCATTGTCAGGTCTATTAGGGTCATTACTAAAGTTTACTGAACGCACTTGTAATGAAAAAGTTCCGTAATCAGAACCAGCAACACTACCAGCATCTTTTACATTTAAGATGTTGATTTTGAAGTGTTCATTTACATTACTTCCGTGTGAACGAGTGTAAACTCTAAATAAATTAAACCTAGAACCACCAATGTTCTGTGATTGTATGTAAGGTGTTCTTGCATACTGGTAATCAGAATTACCTGTCCAAGCAGGTGTTGTTCCGTCTGCATTAAATCCAGTTGCTCCGTCTGATAAATTCAGTCCTTGAACTTCGTTTGTTGCGGAAACAAAACTACCTGTTAATTTTGAAAATAAATCACCGTGAAATGATTTAAAATTCTTGTATACATATACTGGTAAAGTATTGTTTTGTGGGTCACTTGGTAAAACTTTATCTATGTAGTCATCACTTCCTGTATTAAATGAAAATGTTTTTTCAAAACTTTGAGCGGAAGTTGAAGATGTAAAGTGTAATACTGAACCCGTATGACTACCAAGTGTTGTTCCGTCAATACCAACTGTACTGACTGAACCTGTAAAAGATACGGCTGAACTACCTAATCTTGTAGGGGCTAAAACTGATAAAACCTTGTCTTGCCAAGGATTATCACCAGTTGAACCACTAACAAATAGTGTTAGCGTATCGGCTTGATAACCACCAATTGCTAAAACACGAACAATTGTTACTGTACCAGCAGATTTTAAGTATTGTTTAGCCGTGTAAGGGACATAAAAACGAGAGTCAAGACTTCCAAATATCTCTTCAAACTCACTAAAACTACTGATAATTGTCGGTGTGAATGCTGGGCCTTTTTGTGTTGGCCCGATTAACGCCGCTCCAATTTCAGAAATTCCTTGTGGTAAGAAAGATAAATCTTTTTCTCGTGTAAATACACCAGGGCTAACGATTCTTTCTGCCATTATTTTTCTCCGATTGGTTGAAATTAAAACTAATAATAAATATCAGCTTATAATCTCAAAAGTGTTATACGATACTAATTTTTTTAGTTGTTTTCGGTTTCTTCGGCACTAACTGGTGTGTATTCACCTGTTTGTGGATTTAAAGAACCTGGGCCATATTTTTCAGTTAGAGATTGAACTAATTCAGTTTCTTTTTGACGATTATCGTCCCACGCTTTTTCTAACGCTTCTTCTGATTGTTCTAATGAATCTAATTGTCTTCTTAAGTTCATTTTACTAACTTTTAATTGACCAAACTGAGTTGAAATACCTGCATAAGTATTTTGTAACTCTTGTAATGATTGAAGTTCTTCTTCAGAAAATTTTACTGCTTCACCATCACTCATTTGACTTTTTAGTTTTGTTTCTTCAGCCATTTTGTAACTCCTTTATAGTTTAACTGCTTTATATCTACGACCTGAACTATCATTGTTTTGTAGTTCAACTGCTTTTTCCCAGGCTTCTGTTTCGTTGTCAAACGAAAAAGTTTGAGTTTCACTAGAACCACTTAATTGACTCCAAAATTGTTGTTTGGTAGCCCACTCAGGGTCTTGTGAACCTGTTAAAAAATATTGTTTTACTACTATCCAAGTCATATGTTAATAAATATCAGTTTGTTTTTCTTTATTCAATTTTATTTTGGATTTTTTTCAAGACCTCATCATATAGTTTTCTATATTTTTCTGGTGTATCATCTTCGGTTATTATCCACTCTGGTAGATAATAAATTTCGTGAGTTGAGTCTTTATATCCATTTTCTAAATTTTTTAATCGTTATGGCTACGGTATTAATGTTGAAACCACCATTGTAAGTCCTGCAGAATCAGTTCCTGTTTGTCTGACATAAATACTTCTATTACTGGTTTCATCTATACCATTATTCTTATCATATTTAAATTTTAAATATAAAGTTCCACTTCCATTTATCGGGAAAGATGCACCAAAGTATCCAGAACCAACATAAACTTGATTAGTAGCTGAGGCGTCTGATGGGGTTGCTGATGTAGACATTCCAACATACAAATTACCTCTTGTAATTCCACTATTAACACTAAAATATATGTCTATATTTGTGTTATCTGCACCACTAAAAGTAATACTTCTAGCAAGATATTCATCTGCTGAACCTTGATTTCCATCAACATTCCATTGACCAGCAGACCAACTACCCCAACTAACACCAGCATCGTGGTCGTAAGAATAAAATTCAGACATTGCATGCGGTGTAGAACCATCAGGTCTATTAGCTGAATCGTTTGCGGTATTGATTGTTGCAACGGTTCCGTCTGATAAATCTGATAAACTTGTATTTGCAGTATTTGATGTTCTACCGAACTCGGTATTAATCATACTCATACTGACTTCTCCTGAAGCTGGTAGTGTCATTATTTTTTAAGTTCCTCGATTTCTTTCTTTAAATCTTCTATTTGTTTTTGTTGTTCTTTGGTTGATTCTACTAAAAGACCTACTAATTTATCATAACTAATTGTTTTGTATGTTCCTTCGTCTTTAGATATATTTTTACCATCTGACTCTTTTTTTATCATTGGTTTATCTTTAACTACTTCTGGAATTATTTCTTCAACTTCTTGTGCAATTAATCCAATATCGTGTTGTCCTTTTTTAGAATCTACATTCCAATCAAATTCAACTCCTCGTAAGTTCATTACTTTGTCTAATGCGTTTGGAATTGTTTCGATATTATCTTTTAATCTTCTATCTGAAGCGGCTACTGATGAGAACGCTACAACATCTTGGTGAGCGTGGAAGTCACCAGATGACGCCATATAGAATAATACTTCATCTGAGTCATTAAATGCGTAATTCATTGCACTTCGTTTACCTTCAAACAACATTGTTCCAGTTCCTGAATTATCATAATAACCTATCAATGCGTTTTCATAGGTATTGACACCAGGTGTGTTTGTACCACCCATAAATTGAATATTAGGACTATAATCAGAACCACCGTGGTCTATGTATATTGTATCAGTAAAATTAGAAGTACCATTTACCTCCAACTTTGCACTTGGCGATTCAGTATTTATACCGACATTTCCACCTAACATATTAAATTCTGAGCCATATAATCTGAATGGAACACTTGCAGTAATAGCATCATTAAATGCTTCTAATGATAATTCACCACCTTGTAATCCAACACCTAAATTGCAATTAGTAGCTCTCTTGACAATCATTTTATAATTAGAATCTAAATCAGCAGTTCCTATACCGACACAATCTGTACTTGCATCAGTAAATAATAAGTTAGCATCAGTATCTCCTTCTACTCTAAAATCTACTGTTGAGTGTCCTTGTTCATTGATAACAACTGGTCCTGAATGTTCAAACTCAAGAACACTTTTACTTATCGTTCTATTATAAAGATAAAATTGTGATGTGTCGTGTTCAAGACTATAAGGGTAACTACCATCTCTTGTAAAATATACTGAACCATCATTAGTAGTATTAATGTGCAAAGTTGCACTTGGCGAGTCAGTTCCTATCCCGACATTTCCATCACTACCTCTTACAAACATATCTCCATTTAAATTAATATCTACATCTCCACCATCTCCTAATAAAACATAATCTTGTGCACCTTCAAATAAGTCTAATAATACTTCTCCACCTGCTGCAAATCTTAATCTATCAGTAGTAAATTGTATGTAAGTGTTTGTATCTCCTTGATGTTCAATAAGATGCAATACATTAAGGTCTCCATTATCATCTATTATAAGTGGATTTGCACTATTAGCTCCTAATTTTAATTGAGCATTTGGCTCATCTGCAGTAAACCAATTTCTAAATGTAGTGCCATCATAAGAATAAATAATTAAACTTTGGTTATCATCTCTGTGTGATATATTATATTTAGTGTGAGTAGCATCAACTGCAGATTTACTAAGTGAAATTCCACCTTCCGAACCATCTGCTGATTTTATTTCCATATAACCTGCTATATCTACATTAATATTCCTTGTGCTTCCGTCTAACGTTAGATAAGCTGTTGTTCCACCAGAACCATCATCTGACAATAAGACTATATCTTTGTCATCAGCATTATTATAAATTTGCAAATCGCCTTTTGTGTTATTAATAACAGCATTAGTATCATCGTGATAAATTTCTAAATCAT